CTCCAGACAAGTCAGCGCATTTTGTACTGGATCATTGACCGCATGGATGAGGAAGAGGGCCCGTTGCTGTGGGCCGCGCCTTTCACCTTTGACAAGGCCCTGATGAACCTTTGCATTGACGAGGATACCAAGGCCGTTATTGAGCTCGATCATCCGGTTGAGGGCCGTGACATCCGCTTCTACCGGGAAGGTTCCCAACTCAATACCAAGTACGACCCAAGCCGCATGAAGCTCATGGATCCGTCCAGCATTCACGAGGACGAAGGCATTGAAGAGGAGTGGCTTGATTTCATTAAGGAGAACCCGCTGCCTGATGTATTGAACTTCTACAGCTACGACCACATTAAGGCGCAGTTTGCGGGCCAGTCAGCAAAGGATGATGGTGAAAACGAGGAAAAGCCGCAACGTACCCGGAAGCATTCAAAGCCAATTGATGGCGGAGATGATCCGGATGAAGATGAGAAACCCAGCCGCAGCAAGGCATCACGCCGACAGGTGGACGATGATGATCCTGACGATGCTGAGAAAGCAGAAAAGCCTTCGCGCCGTAGAGCAGTGAGTCGGCGTGATGTTGAAGATGACGATGATAGCGGTGACGGTGATGCTGACGGTGATAACGATAACCGTCGCCGTGGTGCCAAAGATGACGATGATGACCCACCCGCAAGGTCACGCCGTGGCGATTCAACCAAAAGCCGCAACGACGAGGATGATGAACCGGCACCCCGCAGGAAGCGCGCACAGGTAAATGAAGATCCTGAAGAGGAGGCTGAGGAGGATGAGCGCCCTACGAGAAGCCGCCGTGGGAAGAGTGATGACGACGGCGGTGATGATGATGAAAAACCGAAGTCACTCCGGGAAAAACTAGCTGCGAGGCGTCGCAGTCAAAGCTCCGACGACGACTGAGCGCCAACTGGAAATACTGAAGCGTGCGGGCAAGGACCCAATTGTCCTTGACCCACGCCCTCTCAGAGAAATCATGAATGATGATTTCCCATGGAAGCGTTGGGAACGTGAACAACGTATAATAAGCCGGGCAGGGTATCACTCTTGGGAAGACGCTTTAAGGGCCAAACATGCCGCCAGTAAAATCAAACGGGCAGGAAAGCCCTGAGTACCAGCTTACTTCCATCTTGCTTACTGAACTCCAAGAAACATGGAAGCGTTTGTACGCAGAGCATGGCAAAGACCCAATGCTGTTCTCACGGATGAGCGTGGTAGCGTTCAGTCAATTGGCGGCAGTCATGGCGGTGGATGTTGAGATGAACCTTCAGCAATTCACCGCCGTGTGCAAAGCCCAACACGAAATCGCTTATAAACAAGCCCCCAAATTTGGTTAGGAGGAGAAATTGGAGATATTTGCATTTGACGGTTTTGCTTTTTGGGCAATCATCCTCTTTGTAGGGTGTTATGATCTGTTCGCAGCCGCTCTTGATGATAGATGGTATGGCGGCGCATGGGTAATGACCTCGTTGACAATCATCTACGTGATTGTCCTCGTCCATGCCACTTTGGCAGACAAATTGATGCTGCTATCCGTATCGGTCATATGCTACGCCTGCATCGGTGCTGTATGGGCATTTAAGAAATGGGTGGATTTGGTCAAGTACAAAAAAGCGGAAGCAATAAAATGTTTCGGCAACGAATGGCAACAGCGCTCAACTAGGCCAAAACCTTCCTGTTATAAAACAAGGATCATGAGTTGGATCATGTTCTGGCCATGGTCTGTGTTGTGGTGGTTGTTAACATGGCCGCGTCACGTCGCTGTTTGGGTCTATGACCAGATCAGCGCAAAGTTCGATGAAATCTCAATAAGAATGTGGAAGTGATGGCCAAGCGCACACGTGTTCAGGTTGAACAGCCGACAAATTCCTATTTTACTTCGGTAAAAGAAAACATCAGGTTCATCAGTTCCGGATGCGCAGTCTTGGACTGCGCCTTGGGCGGTGGATATGCATTGGGCCGCACGGTCAACGTGGTGGGTGACAAAAGCACCGCCAAGACAGGCACTGCTACGGAGCTCATGATCAACTTTGGCATGGAATGCCCTGAAGGGGCCATTGCCTACCGTGAGACGGAAGCCGCGTGGGATGACGGTTACGCTGAAGCCATGGGCCTGCCAATTGCTCAGATTGATTTCGGTGATCGTGAGAACCCTCTTGTCACGGTAGAAGATTTTTATGACGACTTTGATGCTTTTTGCGATAAACAGAAAAAGGCAGGCAAGCCGGGTGCTTATGTCCTTGATTCCATGGATGCCTTGTCAGACGAAGCTGAAATGGCCCGTGACATTGACAAGGGATCATTCGGTGCGGCCAAAGCCAAAAAGATGAGCGAGATGTTCCGCAAGATTACACGGAAGCAAGAACAGGCAAATGTACTATTGTTCATAGTATCTCAGGTACGTGACAACATCGGTGCCATGTTTGGTGAGAAGCACAAGCGCAGCGGTGGCCGCGCCTTGGACTTCTATGCGTCCCAAGTGTTTTGGCTTGCCCACCTCGGCATTATCAAGCGCACCATTAACAAGGTTGAGCGCCCCTACGGCATTGAACTTCGAGCTAAAGTGAAAAAGAACAAAGTGGGTCTCCCATTCAGAGAATGTGAGTTCCAGTTTGAATTTGGTTTCGGGATCAATGACCTGAAAGCCAGTGTTGATTGGCTAAAAAAAGTTGACCGCCTCAATGCCATCGACATTACGGCTACCGAGTACAAGGACTACATCAAAGAAATAGCCAGCATGGATACGGCAGGCTACAAGTCAGAGAGAATGCGGGCTGCCGCCGCTGTCAAAGAGGTTTGGGCTGAAATCGAAGAAACGTTTATTCCAAAGCGTAGGAAGTATTAAATGAGGGATGATACCTTGAATGATTTTGTCACAAGGTTTGATCGTGAGTTCGCCCCAAAGTTAGGGATGCGTGCCTCCACATTCAGGGCCGTCTTGCGGGAAGCCATTACACACGCAGGCATCGGTGCAATTGTTGAAACCGGCTGCATGCGGCAGGCAGACAATTGGGCCGGTGATGGCCAATCCACAATAATTTGGAATGAGTACCGCAAGTGGAAGGGGGAAGGAAATTTCGACTCAGTTGACTTGGACAAGGAGGCAGTAGCCTTAGCCAAGACCGCTTGGATGTTTGGTCAGACATCCATGAAGGTGATAGCGTCCTCTACCTATCCACGTATAAGAACATGATTGATGTCCTCTACTTGGACAGTTTTGATCTAGACATGAACGCCCCGCACGATGCGGCCATGCATTGCCTGTTTGAACTGACGGCAGCAATGCCTAACCTTCGGAGGAACTCAATTGTATTTGTGGATGATTCTCCTATGGGTCCTGATTTCCGAATACGTGGAAAAGCTATGTATGTTGCCGAGTTCATGGCTAAACTTGGTATCCGGCCTTTTACTTTAGGCTACCAAGTAGCGTGGCTGTGGCCTTTGGAAAAAATATAAAATGCGTGCAGGTGGTGGAAAACAGAAGGGGGCGGCGTTCGAGCGCGAGGTCTGCGTGGCGTTGTCACGCTGGATTTCAGACAATAAAAGAGATGATATATTTTGGCGCTCAGCCATGAGCGGCGGCAGAAGCACCGTAGCCAAAAAGCGCGGCAAGATGCTCGCCACACAAGCCGGTGATTTGTCAGCGATTGATCCGCTTGGTCACGGCTTCATCGACAGATTTGTAGTGGAATGTAAGCACCTTAAGTCTTTGAGATTGGAATCTGCCATCAAAGGCAACGGCATATTGCTTGATATTTGGGATAAGCTTGACCTAGACAGTCGTTGCCTTGCAAAAGAGGCCTTCTTAATTATGAAGCAAAATAATTGGCCAATCCTCTTAGGATTGAATAGAGGTATTATGGGTCATTACGCGGAAGAGATGATTTCGCCACTTGTAATGTTTCCAAGAATTAATCTAAACATCTATTCGTTTGAAGAGTGGCTAAAAAAGGTTGAGCCAAGGCAGTTTAGATGATGCTTATCCGGTTGCCGCACACAATCTCAAAAACCCATTAAATATAGAGGTCACAAATGGCTGCCTTAAAAAGTAAGAAAAAGACCAACCTGCCTGTCATTCCAATTCGCGACATGATGTGGCCGGACGAATCCTACAAGGGACTTGACGCCGGTATCAGGTTCGCTGTGCGCGTGCTTCACGCCGCCGGTTTCGAAACCTGCCAGTCCTGCCAAGGGGGCAAAGGGCACGCTTACGATCAGCCAACGGTCGAAATGGTGTCTACAGGCGATGATGCAGAGGGATTCGGCGCTCTCGCCGCGCTTCAGTCCTACGGCTTGCCCGTCGCCGACATTGCAATCCGCTGGCCTATCCGCAATGGCCTTCCTTATGAGCGGCTTTGGACCATCACGTTCCGAAAGCCGATGGAAGATCGCGCCAACGATAAGCCGGGTTTCGTCTACGGCTATCGAGCACAACGCTAGGGGTGGTGACTGTGTGTCTCAACCGGATAAGCATGGTTTAGATGATCCTGCTTGTTGGTGACCTGCATTTGACCGATAAGGCGCGTGATGACTATCGGTTCAGGATATTTGATTGGATAAGGAAGCAGCAGGAGAGCCTTCCAGTTGCAGCCACATTTCTGGCTGGTGACCTAACAGACGCTAAAGATCGGCATTCGGCCACTTTGGTCAACAAGACGGTAGGCGGTTTGCTCAAACTCAAGCCACCTGTCTACATTGATCGTGGCAACCATGATTACCGTGACCCTGTGAATCCGTTCTTCAAGTTTCTAAACCACATTGAGGGATT